TTTGGATACCGGTTCATAAAGAAGTAGCTCCACCTCCTGCACCTAATGCTAATTCAAATGGTTTTCAAAGTGATAGTATATATTATTATGGTTATTCATTTATGAATGTTGTAAATATTATTAATACTGCTTTTTCTACTGCTATGACAGCATTAAAGGCAGTAGTTGTAGGTATTAGTTCAGTTGATGATCCATTTATGTATTTTGATGAAATAACAAAAACATTTGCTATTGTTGCTGAAAATCAACATTTTAATATTAATAATACTACACATATTAGAATATATTTTAATCGTTCGTTATTCGGTCTTATGAATTCTTTTCCTATGTATAGATATTCAATCACTGATACATATAATAAAAATTATCAAATACGAATGGATGATGAAAAAGGTTATAATTTAGTTCAAAAAGCATTAATAGGGTCTAATAAAGTTATGATTGAATTACATCAAGAATATCCCACAATATCTAATTTTTCACCTATTACATCTATTTTATTTACTACTACTCAATTGCCTATTGTTCCTAATTATATTAGTGCTCCTTTATCATTTCTTAATAATCAATTAGTTAGTGATGCTAATCAAAATGGATTAACCGCCCAAATAATAACAGATATGGCGAATAATGATGATTTTAGTTATAAACCTAATCTATTATATGCTCCAAGTGCCGAATATAGAAGAATTGCTCTCGCTTCTAATCGTCCTATTACTAATGTAGATGTTAAAGTCTGGTGGCGTGATAGATTTGGTAAATTACAACCATTTTATTTATGGTCTGGCGGTAAAGCATCAATTAAAATTTTATTTGAAAAGAAAAAACTTTTAAATTAATATTATTCATCTTTATTTTTTTTCTCATTCTTAATTATAAATAAAATATAAATGTCAAGTGATTTTAGTCCTTATCTTATTAAAGATAGTCGTATTGCGGATATTAGTGATAATGTTTCTTATGGTGTATATTCTGGTGCTTCACAGAATACATATCAAACTTTTAATGCTACATCTACCTCAACTTCTCAAATATCTTTTAATGTAAATGTTCCAAGTGAAAATACAATTTTAGATAGAAATATTTTAATTGGTGCTGTATATGAATTTACATATACTACATCAGGACCAGCAACTCTTAAAAATGAAGTTGTTATGAAATATGGTCTTAATGATGCTTTTCAAGCGTTTCCCCTTAATCAATCTATCGTTAGTATGAATGCTACAATTAATAATACTTCTGTATCTATTAATTCCCAAGATGTTCTTCCTATACTTCTTAAACTTATTCCACAACGAGAACTACAAAAATATCAGGGTCTAACTCCCTGTCTTGTTGATACATTTGGATTTGACCGAGATGGAACTTATTATGCTGAAAATATTGCTGTTAATGGTGTTAGTGAAAATGTAAATCCTCTCGGTTCTATTCATACAGCATCACAAGAAGGAACTATTCTTCCCCGTGGTGCTTTCCCTCTAAAATCAATTGTTGTTACTAATCCTACAACTGCTAGTTCATTAACAGTAGGAACAGCAGGAGATTTAATATCTGTAAAAATGACTGCTGAATTTATAGAACCTCTATTTATTTCACCATTTATATTTGGTGGAAAATATGACAATGGACAGGGATTAGTTGGTATTAATACACTAAATCTTAATTTAAATATTGATACTACTCTTAAGCGTTTCTGGTCTCACGCTCCCGCTATTGCTGGTGGAACTTCATATTCTGGAGCATATACATTAACTCTAAATAGTATTTCTAATGCTCGTCTAATGGTTAATTTCCTTACATCACAACCAACAGATTTAATTAAAGCAAAGAATGTAGTTCCATTTATGGATTATCCTCGTTATATTACTGGTGTTGCTAATTCTCAACAACTAAATAAAAATGGTGGTAATAATCCTTCAATTCCTACTCAAAATATTCAACTTAATCAAATCCCAGATTTAATTCTTATTGCTCTTCGCAAACCAGTAGCAAATCAAACTGGTCTTGACCCTACAACATTTTTTCCTATTACTTCTGTTTCAGTTAATTTTAATAATGCTTCTGGTCTTCTTTCATCAGCAACTCAACATCAACTATATGAAATGTCTCGTGATAATGGAGTTCAACAATCTTGGTTAGAATGGTCTGGACGGGTTAATTCATATACTACTGCTAATGATGCTCCTGGTCTAACTGATATAAATGTTCTTTATCGTCTTTCTGCTGGTTCTATACTCGCTATTAATCCTGCCAAAGACCTTTCTCTTCCTGCTTATCTTTCTAATGGTTCAATTGGTCAATTTAATCTACAACTTAATGTTAGTGCTATTAATTATTCAACAAATGATATAACTCCTGAAATTATTGTTGTATGTTGTAATTCTGGTGTATTTTCTACAATTGCTGGTTCATCTGCTATTTATACTGGTCTATTAACTAAACAAATGGTTTTAGATGTAGCATCTCAACAACAGGCAGTTTCATCACTAAGTAATAGTCGTCTTATTGGTGGTGCTTTGAGTGATATGATTTCTACAAATATGCGTGATATTCCTATTATTAAATCTGCTATTGAAAAAGCAAATGGAAGAGGTGGTGCTATGTCTGCTGGTCGTAAATTAGATAGTTTTGTAATGTAAATCACGAAGTATTATTTAAAAAACATTATTTTTATTCTCATTTATTAATATAATAAACAGATATTAATGACTGACTTTATAAATCCTATTTTAATTAAAGATAGTAGAATTGATAATATAGTTGATACTATTGGTTATGGTGTTTTTTCTGGTGCTTCTCAATCTACTTTTCAACAATATCCAGCGTCATCATCTTCACCAAGTCAAATTTGTTTTAATTGTCCTATACCAAGTGAAAATACTCTTATAGATAGAAATATTATGATTAGAGCAACATATAAAATAAAATTATCTATAAATAATGTTGCTAAAAATGCTTCTGCTCTTAATTATTCACAGGGTGAATGTTTTCAAGCATTCCCAATCAATAGTTCAATTAAAACTATGACAGCAACAATTAATAATACTTCTTTTAGTATTAATTCGCAGGATGTATTACAACAACTTTTAAAATTAATAGAACCAAGAGAATTACAAAAATTTAGTGGTATGTCTCCTACTCTTCCTGATATGTATTTTAATAGATATAGTGATGCTGTTGGTAGTAAAGCAGATATTACAGGAGATTATAAAGCGAGTGGTTTTGATAATTTATTAGTTCCTCGTGGTTCTCATCCCCTTAAATCTATTTTAGTAAATCATTATTTATTAGGTGTTTTTAAAGATAATTCATTAAAATCAACAGCATTAACTGATACTTGGGATATATTTTTAGAAAGTGAATTTTGCGAACCTTTGGTTATTAGTCCATTTCAAATATTTAGCGGTAAAAGTGATTTTAATAATCAAGCATTAACTGGTATAACATCTATTAATGTTATTATGAATTTAGACCCTTCATTAAAAAGATTATTTTCTACTAATTCACCTGCTATGCAAAATATTTCTATTAGTTTTGCTGATATTGACCCTATAACAAATGCCTCACTATTATTTAATTTTCTAAATATTCAAGAGACAGATAAAATAAAAAAAAGAAATATTGTTTCATATATTGATTATCCTGTATTTGTTAGTAGTGATAGTGATACTATTCTCGCTGGTGCTACTAAATCTATTATTAGTCAAAGTTTTCAAATTAATCAAATTCCAGATTTATTTATTATTTGTGTTAGGCGTCCTATGTCATCTACTACCATTAGAAATACTAATTCTTTTTTACCTATTAGAAATATTTCTATTAATTTTAATAATTCTTCTGGTTTATTATCATCAGCAACAGCTCAAGATTTATATAGAATTTCAAAAGTAAATGGAAGTCAGCAAAGTTGGTTAGAATTTTGGGGATATGCTGGAAAAGCAAATACAGATATTACAAATACTAATATTAATCAATATTTATATTCTACTTCTGGTAGTTTAATTATTATTAATCCAGCAAAAGATTTATCTCTTCCTTATTATCTCTCTAATGGTTCGGTTGGTTCTTATAATATTCAATTTAGGGTAGATGTAATAAATAATAATACTGATAATTTTATACCTGAATTAGTTTTAATTACTGCTAATAGTGGTATTATGGTAAATGAAGATGGAGCAACTAATATATATACTGGTTTATTAACAAAAGAATTAGTTGTTAATTCTTCTATTAAACAAGAAGGAATTCCTTCCGCTTCTTATAATCGTTTAGTAGGTGGAGGTGTAATAGATAATGAAGATGATAAGCCTGTATATTCTAAATTGGAT